CCCTCACGGGGAGACTCAGGGTAGCTTGAATCCGGATCGAGACAAAGGAGTTAAACGTGATTGGATACCACGCACCCGGCCGCATTCTGAGAGTACACCAGACTTCCCTGCAAGATATGATTCTTTCGAATCACGGCTTGCTTGGGGCGTTTCGGTCTCTCTATGTAGTCGGGGCTCCTTATATCGGACATCCGTCGTTCCTGCATGTGAACGGTCAGTACTTGATTCTTCAAGTCGTCAGCAATGACGACCAGACGATGGTACGTATCGAACGCTGGCAGTTGCTACCTTCGGGCACCTTGCAGCGCGTAACGATTAAAACGTTCTAGCGCTATTGCACGCAAGCGTGAACCTCTGGCGAACCTGACGATTGCAAGATCGTAACAACCAGGCTAGCCCATGTGCTCGGAATTCCTTCCAAGGGATTCCGTGTTTGTTATGCCGAAGCACACATTGAAAGTAAGCCATGAGTCTGGTGATTGTACACTTCTCACTTCCTTCCTGCACTTTGCAGATCCAGTCTGAGATCCCCACGGAGTGGATGCGCTCTTACGAGCCTTCCCAACTTCGCGGCAAGATCCTCGACTTGATCGATCAGAGTCTGGAGGAGTATGAAGCACACGTTCACTGTGACAACCCGGAATACCAGACGGTGGTGCTGGAAAATCCACTCTAGCATCACTTATGGCAGATCCGGTTAGTGGCCCTTTCATGATTAGCGAGTACCTTAACGGTCCGCCGACAAGTCTTGGTTATTTACCAAGACATTATCAGCTGGACAGGAAGTGGTACCGTCAGGCAAAACCCTACGATCGCGCTCTCGAGTTTGACTACTCCATGAGGCGGGTGGATATGTTTAAGCATACCCTTTCGCATCTAGGAGCAGTTACGAGTGATTATGCAACCGTCGGTTCTATACCGTCGTCGTTCGCTGATGACCCGCGGCTGTACGCGAAAGCGTACAGTAGTTTTCGAGAGAAAGTAGGAGCTGCGGCCGAACTTGGCGCAGCGATCGCTCAGTCTCAAAAATCTATTGACATGATTGAAAAACGTGTCAAGCAGATTATAGAGATCGGGCGGACCCTTAAATCGGGTCGCATCCTCAAGATCACTAAGCGTGGTCGCCTTCTTCGTCAACGTCAAAAAAACGTTGAATTTGATGCTCGTAAGAGCGCAAAGGAGATGGGAGGAACAGTCTTAGAGGTTCTCTATGGCTGGTTGCCCCTTATGGGTGACATCTACTCGGCAGCAGAAGTGCTGTCGAGAGATGTTCGTCCAAAGATGTTGCATGCAAAGAGCAAGACAGTTGAATATTTTCCAACCTCTGTTAATTCCAGCGATGGAACGAACAAGTGGGAGCATACTCAGCTCGATCGCTTTGAGCAGCACATCACAATCAGGGCAAACATCAACATTCAGAATCCAAATCTGGATTTGGTGAACCGATTGGGCCTGATCAACCCAATGACTATTCTTTGGGAAGTGATTCCTTTCAGCTTTATAGTTGATTGGTTCGTGAACGTCCAAGACTTTCTTGGCTCACTCACGGATTTTGAGGGGGCGCAGTTGTCAAACCCTCACAGAACAACCTTCACAAAGTGGCGTCGCAGTCGGCGTGAGTACACCGACTACAATTACAATAGCCCGAATTACTCCGGACCTCCCAACTATTACCCCTTTCAGAGGTATAGCGGGACTAAGGTCTGGGTGTATTCTGGTGTCTATTGCAAACGCACCATCGGATCCATTCCTGGTCCGTCACTCGTCATGCAAGGGGGAAACCCTTTGTCCTTTAGGCGCGCTCTTGCAAGCGTTGCCTTGTTACTGCAGCAACTCCACTAAGGAGCTCTACTGCGCAATCGCTCTTTGAGCAAGGAGGGCTCATGCCCGATCAGATCGCAATGACGGTCAAAAAGGCCGATGGTACGACGGATATCACCTACGCAAAGGTGGCGCCGTCGAGTGGTGACAACACCGCTGCCAAATGGCGCAGCCCTGTGGGTACGGCACCCGCCTTCAAGGCGGAGTTGTCGGTGAAGTCTTCTCCGAACGCGGCAGGTTCTGTCCGCCGGATGGAGGTGAACTTCAAGTTCCCGCAGGTCGTGACTGCCGGTGATGGAAGCGAGTCGATTTCGAATACCGCGAGGTTCCAGTTGACCGGAACCCTGCCGCAGTCGATGCCGCAGACGCTTCAGGACGAGGCTGTGCACCAGTTCTTGAACTTGTGCTACCACGCCCACATGAAGGACCAATTCGTCACAGGCTTCGCAGCCTCGTAACGGAAAGGACCGTCACCCATGCAGTCTTCTCTTCCAAGTGATTTGGAGAGAGTGTACGTCAAACTACTTGACGCGCTCGCCACGCCTGTTGCTATGATCTGCAAAGATCATGTGAAGAACAACAGGTGGGACGATCTGACTTCTATGTCAGTCGATCCGCTTGCATACACCGACGCGGAAGTTTTCTTCCGTGATCGTGCTGCCGTAGACTTCCTACGGAAGTGTAAAGACTTGGATACGACCCACGAACGGGAAACCGTCGCGGAGAGTAACTTTGTCGCTGCCGAACAGCTATGCAAGAAGGCAAACCAACGACTAGACATTCACTTTCATGAAGGAACCCTGGATCGTTTTGACGACCTGATTGGAACCCATGAAGGTGCGTGTGCTCGGCTTATTGCCGAGGCGCGTAAAGAAATGTTTAGTCTGCTGGGCCGGGCACCGAAGACCTTCCCAGGTCAGTTCGGGCCGGGCGCCACCTATGGCGATAGGGGTCTGTATACCACGGTCCCCGATAAGATGTCATCTAGACCCACCCTCACCTCTTCAGCTGTGTACCACCTCTTTCCTTGGTGCTCTACACAATGGGGTAAAACCTGTGCGGCTGAAGATCGGCAGTTAGAGTTTGTGCGTGGGAATCGTTTCACAACGGTTCCGAAGGATTGTACGAAGGACCGCGGCATTGCCGTGGAACCAAGTATAAACCTTTTCTATCAGCTCTCCGTTGGGAAAGCTATTAGGCGCTCACTCATGAAGATAGGTATTGACCTCACTCATGGGCAGGACATTCACAGGCGGGTCGCCTGTGAGGCCAGTAAGCATGGCTGTTATGCCACACTCGATCTGTCGAACGCCAGTGATACCGTGTGCTACAACTTGGTGAAGTTGTTGCTCCCTCCTGACTGGTTCGATTTACTCGACTCACTCAGGTCCCCGATGACTCTTTTTAAGGGTCGTTGGGTCAGGCTGGAGAAATTCAGCTCGATGGGAAACGGTTTTACGTTCGAATTGGAAACGGCAGTTTTTCTTTGCCTTATCCTTGCAGTCCGAAATCTTCGAGCAGTTCGGGAGCCTCTAGAGGCTCTTGTTGTGCCCGGTAAAGATATCTGGGTGTACGGTGATGATATCATCATACCCACAGACTGGGCTGCGGACGTAGTTTCCGCGCTGTCCTATTGTGGATTCGAGACCAACAGACGTAAGTCTTTTGTATCGGGTTCCTTTAGGGAAAGCTGCGGAGGTGACTTCTTCGGGGGCGTGGACGTTCGTCCATACTTCCTTAAGGAGTTTCCCAATGCAGCAGAAGACTGGATCGGCCTCGCGAACGGTATTAGGAGAATGGTTCACATTGACTGTGAGCCTTATCCTGTACGTAGCGGCCTTCTCCGGGCTTGGTTTGTCGCTCTGGATTGCATTCCAGTTCATGTACGAAGGTTACGTGGTCCCGAGAAACTCGGTGACCTCGTCATCCACGATGATGAAACAAGGTGGCAAACCCGTAAGCGCGGAAGCCTCAACTACATCAGAATCTACAGACCCGCCAAGTTCCGAGTAATCGGCTGGCAGAACTGGAAGCCTGATGTAGCCCTGGCAGCAATCCTATACTACGCCAGCGGACACGTATCCAAGGGAGTAATCCCGCGGAATGGTGTCTTAGGTTACAAGATAGGATGGGTGCCTTTAGTAGATGCCTCCAGCAAGTGGCTCCCTGAGCCTAAGCATGAGGTTATTCCCCATGCCTTGCCTAAAAGCATTAGCGCGCCTGTGAAGGCCCGCAGCAACCCCAGACGACTTCTTAAACAAGATGTCGTCTCGTGGTGGCACTAAAGGCCTACGGTAGGAAACCGTAGCTTTTGAGACCTGAGATGGTCTCATGGAGGGGGTCCTTTGACTCCCACAAAAGCGG